TCATTCGTTGGTTCGATCCCAACCCGGGCAGCCAGATTGGACAAACGGCAACTCAAACACGCTTTGGGTTGCTTTTTTAGGCTTTAAACCTAGCTTCCCAGAGTTTGTAGAATGTTCGACCGAGCTGAGAATGGCGGTAATAAACTGGGATTTGAGATGCTTTGGGAGTGTTTCGTAGCTTCGTGATGCGATTTGTATGCGTTCGATGACAGTGTGAAGTATCTTTGTTTTCTCATCTTCTGATTTTGTGTTTTTCTGGGGAATGGCTTCCAGAATAGATGCTTGCTCTTTTTTTAGGCGTTCGACCATTTCTTGGTATTTCTCGTATGGGATTTTGCCATCAAGGAGGAGATCTTCTGCATTTTTCATTCTGTTCTGGATTGCGGAGACCTTTGCCATTTCAATGCCGATGGTATTGGAAATTTGTTCGTTTCGGATTCCTAGCATATTTTTTGCCCGTTCTCGCATCTCTTCGATATACGAGGCTTTCATATTTGTTTCCTGGAGCATCTCGATAAATGATTTTTCTATTTCTTCCTCTCGGAGATGGAGACCTGTTTTTTTGCTTCGGTAATAATAATTTTCTCGGTTTTTGGAGCAGGAAAGTTTTTCTCCATCCGAAAATACCATCCCTAAAAAAAGGAAAATGTGTTTTTGTACTTTTGGGATTCTATTCCCCTCAAGAATTTCTTGGACGGTTGTAAAAAGTTCTTTGCTGATAATTGGCTCATGGGTTCCCTCGTAAATTTTCCCATTCCACAAGAATTTTCCGCAATAAAACGGATCGTGGAAAAGGTTGTACAGGGTATTTCTGCACGCTACCCGTCCTCCGTATGTTTTGAGGTATACTGATTTTTGGAGCCATTCCACCACTTCTTTCATTTTTTCCCCGTGAGAAATTCTCTCGAATGCCTCTCTTATTTTCCATGCCTCGTCAGGATTGATTGTGCGGGGTTTTGTAGGGTCTGGGCGTGTGAGATACCCGAGCTTGGAACTCCCGGGGAATAACCCCTTGGAAATGGATGTTTCTTGCCCATCCTTTACATTTTCCGAAAGGTCTTCGGAATAGTATATGGCATCGGAGAGTTTGTCCCTGAGAATTTTTCTGCCGGTGGCGTTGTCGGGGAAATCACCCTCCGTAAAATGGAAGTGTACACCTGCCTCCATGGCGTCGAGTGCGAGGTCTGCATCTTTCCGGTTCCTTCCTATACGGGAGACCTTCCAAAAGATGATATGCGCTTCTTCCCCTTTCTTGGCAGTTTTTGTGCAATCCCTCATCATAGCGTTGAATTTTTTCCGCACTCCGGCTTTGAATCCGGTCTTTTCTTCTTCGATATACTCGTCGATTTGGAGTCCTTTTTTGTTCGCAAAATCTTCCACTATACGGCGTTGAGTCGTGAGTGAGTGGATTTGGTTCTCATCCCCTTCCGTTGATTTTCTGAGGTATGCGTATACTTTCATGTTATTTTATTTCTATTCTGAAAAAGTTTTTTTGACTTTATCGTTTTTGTTCGGTACCATTGTCTCTGCATTATTGCCGAAAGGCGACCGAGGCTCTAGGAATCCTAGAGCCGTTTTTTTTATATTCTCGAAATCTTTATTGGGGAGCCTCCCCATCTTTCTAATAAGCCGTTTTGAGTCTATAGTTCGTCCTTGAGTCAAAGATACCATGCTCTTCATCAAAAAAGGGATGTGAGAAAGATCTAAATGATATTTGTCATTTTTATATTGTGAAGTGAGGGGGAAAATAAAACACTGCTCTTTATTGTATTTTCTATAAATAAGTACAGGACGGGAAAAGTTTGAGTTTTTTCCATTCATTTCCACTCCAATATTTTCTCCGAGAGATGCCATCCACACCTCTCTTTCTGCAAAAATAACAAACTCTCGTTCTTTTGTTGCAATCGTTATTTTTTGAGTACTCCATTCTTCTAAAAGCTCGGTTGTAGTAAATTTTGGGGGCATATTTTAGACTAAAAATACAGAAAGAATACCGGTGAGAAGAATGGTGGGGGTTTTCATAGGAAATGGTTATTTAAAAAGTTTTTTCAGTAATCCAAAAAAACCAACACCAAAGGTAGTTTTGCTATAAACCCTATTGTATAGAGCTTTTTTCTGGTTTGTAAAGACGCCAAAACCTCTCGGTGCCCTAATTCCAAGAGCATTTTTGATCGCCCTCTTTGCTGAAAATTTAGCAGCAAAAGACTTTCGTATTGATGGGACCCTAAATCCAAAGCGCATAAAAAGCAGGGTTATTGAGATTGGTAATATTCGGCAATTTTTATAATTTCTTCCGCATATTTATAAATATCGTTTAAACCATCTATTTGCTTTTTTACCTCGTTTCTTTCTGCATCAATAAGAGAAATATATTTTTTAGCCCCATCAAGATACATCCGACAAATTGGTTTGCGATTATTGTTATCAAAAAGTATCCCGAAATATGATTCTACATCTCGATAGTAAACCCTACTTATATCAACCTTATCTCTCAAAATTGATTTAACGACGAAAAATGATTCAATCTCCTCTTCTGTAGTGACGATTTTACTTTCTTTTTGGTTTTTCATTTCTTCATCACTATCTTTTTTATTCTCTTTTGTAAGGGCTAATTTCAGACGATCATTTACTTGGTCTTTTATGAATTCAGAAAATGACTTCTTTACAACTTCTGAAAGCATTTTTATTGCTTTCTCTGTCAATTTTTTTGCATATATCTTTTTGGCGAAAAAGTGGACAAATTCATCAGATACGCTTTCCAATTCTTTTTCAAGAATTATCTTTATCTCTCTCCCATATTTTAATTCACTGGCATTATTGGAAATTGCATCTATGTCAAAATATGATTTATGAAATTTTTTCAGTTCTTCAATAGTTCTTTCATTTAAAGCCGTTATCTCAAAAGAAAGGAATGGCTTATCGTCCATTTTATTTGGTTCGTTTAAGTCTGTGTAAAAACGGTACTCCACTCCATTGGTCAAAATAGCAAATTTCGCGTTTGTGGTATGAAAGTATCGGAATAATTGGGATCCATGGAGGTCTAGCTTTTCTAAAATATTTTTGCACTCGATAAGGATCATCGGCTTGCCATCTTTTGCAATCGCATAATCTACTTTTTCTCCTTTTTTAATTCCTATATCCGCAATAAACTCAGGGATTACTTCCAGTGGGTCGAATACATCATATCCCAATATTTGTATAAAAGGCATAACAAGAGCATTTTTGGTAGCTTCTTCTGTTTTTATTGTATCCCGTATTTTCTGCAATCGATCTGATAAAGCCTTCAAAGAGTCATTTATCTCCATAAGAAAAAGTAAAATTACAAAAGGCGTTTAATTGCTTCTTTCTTTTCTTCAGACAACCCTATTATCTGTTCTATAAGGTCTTTATCGTGGGATGTAACAGTTACGACACCCCCATGTCCGTTTTGAATCATTATTCCGTTATTGTCTCTACCTGCTACTTGACGAGCATCTGAATCTTCGTAGAGGAAATACTCCAGAGGTTTATTAAAAAACTCTGCAACCTTTTCTATTTCAGTCATGTTTAATTCTCTTTTTCCACTGAAGAAACTCCTAGCCCTTGCCTGCTTGGCTCGATACTCATTTGATCCTTCTAAAAAATCCCCCATCTTAATCTTAGGAGTTCCGAATGTATCAAATAAATTTAATACCTTTTGCCGTATCCTGTTGCTGTATTTTGATGTTATTTGAAATATGAAAAATATCACATTAGACAATACTTTAAAATAAAATGAGTAACAAGTCAAATATAAACATCTTTTTGTATAAAAATGTATTCATTTTTGATACTTATTTCTTGACATTTTGATATTTATTATTTACCATATCTTCAGACGGTATAGGAAGTGTTTCCAAAATAATATTATGTGGAACTTCCCTATACTATAAAAATTTTACCCGTGAATGATGTTTTTTATTTATCATTCATACATATTTTCACAACATTCTATTTTATGCCACTTTCTCAAGAATCATTATCGATTATGGCTCTCTGGGTAGCAGAGACAGAACACAGTATCCAAAGGAAGGCAATTGCCCACCCTATGGGAGCAGTTTTCCAAAAGAAAAACAAGATTACCCGTGAGCAGGTGGAACGATTTGTGAACGAAATACGAGAAAAAATCCTTTTTCCTACGCGATGAAGCGAACCATCCCACTTACGGCAAAAAATGAAGTGACGCGTATGGAGTGGTATTGGATACCACCGGATGACACATCTCCTGTAACACCAGCAGAACGGAAGCAATTTTTGCAAGACCTCTTCTCTATCTTTTTACCTCCTCCTTATGAAACCTCTCTTTTTCCTCGTCGGCATCACGGCAGTGCTTCACAACATAAACGACGGTCTCGCGTTTGCGTTTGCGACGACGGCATGGGCGTTTTGCATGGCGTGGATGGTAGCGAATTGGGGGAGTGTTGTGGGGAAAAGTAGGAGACGGGTTCGATAAATTGTTTTTTTAACCTCCTTTTTTATGTCTTACGAAGAACTTTTTGCACGGGCAGATGAAGCAATTAAGTGGGCAGAGACGGCGATTTTTAACGCCAAGGTGATGAGCCGGATACAGAAAATGGGGGCAGAAAGAGTGGTGGATGTGACGGATATTTTATTTCCTGTCGCACAATAATTGTTTTTTTCTTTAACCTCCTTTTTTTATGGCAACCTCAGTAATTCAAGACAAGGAAGCAAATATCATCGGCGCACCATTTGCAGTAGAACAACAAATTGATCCATTTCGTAAAGCAAGGCTTACTCAAGTTTTTATTTCTCGGGATCCGAAAGATAAAGAGGTCTACGAACAGAGTAAAGCACTGGCTTTGACCAAAGTAGGGCTGGAAAAACTTGCTATTGGTGCCAGCATGACTTTTAGGACGGAAAAAATAATTTCTAGTCAACATTATGCGCAAGTAATTGTTGAAGGGTTTTGGACGAATGCGAGCGGAGAAACGGTGAGCGATAAAAAGACTGCTGAACTTGATTTGGAGGTTACTAAGTCAGAAATCTTCTCCAAACCAATAAAAGTATGGGACAGTGCACAAAGAAAAATGGTTACTATCAGTTCTCCTACAGAATTTCAAAAAAAAGAAGATGAAGAGAAAAAAATGGCAGAATACAATCAAATTCGAAAATTCAAGATCCCTTTATGCGAAAGTAAGGCGAAAAATCGTGTTATTCGGTCTCTTTTGGGAATTAAAAATGTGTATACCGCGGAGGAACTTGCAAAACCATTTGTTTTTCCCGTGGTCTCTTTTTCTCCTGATTTTACAGACCCAGAAATAAAACATGCGGTGATCCAGAAGTTTTTAGGAAATAACGATGCTCTTTTTGGGGCAAGGGTTCCGAATGTTGGAGTTATTGAAACTCCTGCTCCTGAAATATCCTCTTTGTCAGAAGGTTTAGAAAAAGAGTATTCCGAGATTGTGGAGGATTTTGGAGATGAGGCTCAATACGAAACACCTGAAATTGTTGAAGAAGAAACCCCTGCACCCGTGCAACCCGTGAAAGAGGAAGTACGAAATACTTCTCCTTACGGAACAGAGAATCCCGTTTGTGCGACTTGTGGAAGTAGTACCACTTTCAGATCTGGAACAAATCCTGAAACAAAGAAATATTGGGAAGCATATTTTTGCGATGCGAAGTGTGGGGCAAAACCGAACTTTCAAATTGTAAAGACTCCTCCGCAAGAGGAAGTGCTTTTTGATAATCCTGATTTTTAATTTTTTGCCATGTGGGAAGCCTGCAAATTTGTGGCGGTTTCTACTTGGTACTGGCTTGTAGTGAGCAAATTTTTCGACCTGGTCATGTCGCAAAACTGAATGCATCCCAATCTCACGACCCGAGCAAGTCGCTAAAAGGCTCTGCTTTCAGGAATTATTGACCTTCGGTTGTCCTCGATAGTTCCTGATTTTTTACACTTTTACCCCTTTTTTTATGTCCGAAGTACAGCAGACAGAACAGTTAAACCCGCATTCCGTTGAAATCGGAAGAAGTGCAACGGGAAAGGTAACCATTGCTGTGAAGTCGTATGGTGCGACCGTTTCCGATGCCTACGCACAAGCAAAGGCGATTTACGACCAAGCAAACGCAGAGAATCCTGCGGCGTAAAACGGTTCATATTCTGCCTCTTTTTGGGGGCAGTAATGAGTTTTTTTACTTCTTTTTTTATGGATTTGAAATCAACAGAACGGCTTTTTGTAGGACTTCAGACGACCGACATGGTGAAGATTTTTTCTAAAATATCAAAAGAAGAGTGGTATCAAAATGGTATAATGGAAGGAATGCCATCTCCAGAAGTGGAAAATTATAATTTTTTGGAATGGATGTCATGCCAGAATTACCATGTCCAGAATGCAATATTTAAGGGGGCTGGATATAAGGGGTTTGAGCTTGAAAAAATTATCATGGATAAGGAGTTCGAGTGGGAATTACAAGTTACCATTCGATACCCTTTTCGTGATGTAAACAGAGCGTACAGAATATATCTGAATTATGATCCATCTAACCTATGGGACAGTATTGAACGAGCAGAGCGGGAGATTGAGGCAATAAAAACAAGTCCATCTCTTTTGGAAACTGAGGACGAGTTAAAAATAAAAGCACAGCAAGAAAAAATAAAATACTACATGGAAGAAATAGAAAAAAAGACAGAATCCTCAGAATCTATAATTTTTGATGTAACGGGAAAAAAGGCGGAATTCCCCTTCGGTGCGGTAAAACTTTACGCTTCTGTACCTTCATTTTTCGTACAGAAAGTCATTGAGAACCGTTCTGATTTGAGAGGATACGCTCTTCGATTACAAGAAATTTAACCTCCTCCAATGAAAAAAATCCTCCATTTCGGTGATTTACACTTCGGCAGTGGCGAAAAGTATGGGCATATTGACCCTGCTACGGGCATGAATACCAGATTTCTTGACTACTGCCACGCCATTGATACCATTGTAAAAACGGCAGTTTCTGACAAAGTGGATCTCGTAGTTTTTGCTGGAGATGCTTTTAAGACCCGAAACCCCAGCATGACCCAGCAACGAGAATTTGCGAAGAGAATCCGTGAGCTTACGGCACACCAGATTCCCGTTTTGATTGTGACGGGGAACCATGACACGCCGAATGATTCGGGGAAAGCGAACAGTTTGGAGATATTCAAGATTTTGGCGGATGAGAATCTCGTAAAAGTTTCTTCTCGTCCTGAGCTTCTTATTATCAATGGAATCCAAGTGGCAACGCTCCCTTGGATTACGCGGAGTATTGCGATGGAGAACGGAGATTTTGAGGGGTTGAGCAAGGAAGAGGCAAATGAAAGAATTTCTCGCATTGGTGCGGAGCTTTTGGAAGTGTTGGTGGCAAGTGCGGATGTGTCACTCCCTTTGATTATTGTTGCCCACGCAACGGTGAGTGGTGCGAAGTTTGGGGCGGAACGGGATATAATGCTCGGTTCTGATATTGTTATTCCTTACACGGCGTTTTGTGACCCAAAGGTGAGTTATGCGGCGATTGGGCATATCCACCGACACCAAACGGTCGTGGAGAACCATATTGTATATTCTGGAAGCCCTGAGCGCATTGATTTTGGGGAGGAGAAAGAAGAGAAAGGGTTTGTGGTGGCAGAAATTGAGGCAGGAAAGCGGGCAGAGTGGGAGTTTGTAGGAAGCGGAGCGAGGAAGTTTTTGACCGTGGAGACGACGGCAAACGACATTATGGCAGGAGAAGGCGAGCTCAATTTCCCTTCGGATATTTGCGATGCAGTAGTGAAGCTAGTTGTTACCGGAAAAAAGAGTGAGATGGAAAACCTTAATATTTCTTCTTTGGAAAAACAAATTGCGGGGAAAAATCCTCATTGGTATCAGATTATTAAGAAGATTGAACGAACCGACCGAGAAGAAAGCACGGGGATGGAGTGTTTTGAGGAGATGGAGCCTTTGGATATTTTGAAGAAATTCTCCGAGAAAAAGAAATTGAAAAAAGGAGAAACGGAAATGCTTTTGGAGAAGGCGGGATATCTTTTGAAAAACTCGTCTTCCGGAAATACTTCTTCTGGGCATGGTGGATTTGTTCCGAGAGTGTTGACGCTGAAGAATTTTACGAGCCACGGAGAAACTGTTTTGGACTTCTCAAAATTCTCTTTGGCAGTACTTTCCGGTGAAAATGGGGCTGGAAAAAGCAGTATTATTGAGGCTATTATTTGGGGGATTTGGGGGGAATCTCGGGCAAAGAGTGATGATCAGCTCGTGAGAAGTGGGGAGACGGATATGGAAGTGAATTTTGAGTTTGCGGTGGGGACTGAAGTATTTCGCATTTTGAGGAAGAGGAGTGTGAGGGGTTCGAGGGGGAATGGGATGCTGGAGCTTCATGTGCGGGAAGGGGTGGATTGCTTCGTTCCTCGCAATGACGGGGCAACGGGGCAGTGGAGGAGTATTTCTGCTCCGACGATGAAGGAGACTCAGGACGCCATTATTTCTCTGGTGGGAATGAGTGCGGATGTTTTTGCGTCCTCTGCGTATTTGAGGCAAGGAAATGCCGACAAGTTTTCTGCGAGTACTCCGGCAGAGAGAAAAGAGGTTCTTTCTGAAATTCTCTCTTTGAGTATTTGGGGGGAAATGGAAGAAAAGGCAAAGGCAGAGAAGAAAATATTGGATACGACGCTCTCGGTGGTGGAAACAAAAAAGGAATTATTAGAGCAGGAAATTGAGAAAGAGGAGGAAGTAAAGACCGAAAAAGAACGACTTGAGAAAGAAATTGAGGCAGATACGGCGGTGATTCGATATAAACGGGCAGAAATTGAAGGATTGGAGGCATCGGTGAAGGATTTTACCGTTACAAAGGTGAAGAAAGACGAGTATGAGAATCGTATTAAGCGAGAAAAGGAATCTTTGGAACGCATGAAGGCGGAGAAGGAGCAATTAGGAGAGGCACAGGAACACGCGGAGGGGCTTTTAGAGAGAGAAAACGAAATTGCGAAAGCAGTGGAAACTTTGGAAAAGATGGCGACGGAAAAAAAGGCTCTAGAGGGTTTGAAAGAGAGAGCTTTGAGAGTGGAGGCAGACAATGCCTCTGCCGTTGCGACCAAAAAAGCGTTAGAAGAGAAGATTGCTACTGCGGACATAGAGAACCGACGCATAACAGAGAGGGGAGAAAAGAATCTTGCTGAAATACACGAGCGGGCAAGAGTAGAAAAAGAAAGAATCAATACCCGAGGAAAAGCGTTGAAAGTAAAGCAGGCAGAAGCAGGAGAGGATTGCCCCACTTGTGGAGCCGGAAAACCGCACCAAAAGAAGAGTCCTCATGCAGATATTGAGGAGGAGCTTTCTGCGTTGAGAGTAGAGTTTGGCAAGGTTTCTGCTCGAACTATGCAAGAAGAATCTTCCGCGAAAAAATCCATGGAGGAAGAATTAGCACGGCTTTCTTCTTCCGTTTTAGAGGCAAAAGAGAAACTCCAAAATCTCGTGATTCGTGAAGTGCCCATATTCTCCCAAGGAATGCTGGACGGGGTGACGGAGAAGATGGAAGTGGCGAAGAAAGTAGCGGATTTATGGGTGCAAGTGGAAGTATCCCGACAGAGGCTTTCTGAAATTGCGATGAGAAAAGGGGTAATTTTGTCGGAGGAGTTGAAGGCGTTATCATCTTTGGACGACGCAGAACAAAAGCTAAAAGAATTGCCAGAGGTGAACGAAGAGACCTCGGAGAAAATCCGGTCTTTGCGCAATGCGTTGACGGTTTTGGAGGATACCATAAACCGAAAAAAAGGAACCTTTGCGGTATACAGAAACAAGCTGGAAGAGATTGCATCCAAGAAAGCATCTCTTTCCGAGCTTTTGGATAAGAACAAAAGCGACATTGCGGAGCGCAGTGCATACGATATTTTGGCGGAGGCGTGTGGAAAAAAAGGAGCGCCTGCGATGATTATTGAGAGTGTTTTGCCGGAGATTGAGAAGGAGGCGAACGATGTTTTAGAGAAGATTTCTGGGGGGCGGATGAAGGTGCGGTTCTCTTCTCTTCGTGAGAAAAAATCGGGCAGTAAGAAAGATTTGGAAATTTCAGGCAGTCAAATTGAGACGCTGGATATTTTTGTGGAGGACGACATCGGAGAGCGGGAATACGAGATGTTTTCCGGTGGTGAGGCTTTTCGGGTGAATTTTTCCATTCGGATTGCTCTCTCAAAAATCCTTGCCCGAAGAGTAGGAACGAAGGTTCGTTTCTTGCTTATTGACGAAGGATTTGGGGCGTTGGATGACGAAGGACGCAGTGCCTTTATTTCTGCGGTGCAGATGGTGAGTGAGGAGTTTGAGAAGGTGTTGGCGGTGACGCACATCGACGAGATAAAAGATGCGTTTGACACGAAGATTTTTGTGGAGAAGAGGGATGGAGTTTCCAAGATTTCTATTATTTAAGCCTTTTGTATGGACATACCTCAAAAAATATATCTCCAAATGTACGACGAAGATGGGGACGAATCAGAAGAAATTACATGGTGTGAAGACCGTGTCAACGATTCAGATGTGGAATATATCATTGCTCCTAAAAAACAACATAGCAAAAAACTGGAACTCATTCCGTACCGAGACTGCGATCTTACACTATAGCACCTAAGTGTCTCCTTACTCTCCATCTACTGCAGACGGATGGAGAGCGAAGAGATCCTTACGGACTCACTTCCATTCTTTTACCCCCTTTTTATGGAAATCCTATTGCTCGGACTGGCGGTTGTCCTTTTCTCCGGATTTATGATCCTGAAGACTTTTTACCGTATGCGAAAACAAAATGATGAGTTGGATGAGGAGTTATCGAAACAAGAAAAAGCAAAAGAAAAAGCCATATCTGCATTTAATACTGCGATGGAATATCCTCTGGAGAAGGCGATGTGGATTGACCCTAAAACAAAAAAATACAGAAAACAGGGAAATATTCCTTCCGAATATTTAGATGATATTTATTTACATATTAACGCATGAAAGTTCTGGGACTCGATCTTGGTCGGCATTGGGGATGGGCTTTTGATGACGCGAAAGTTCCCGATTGGGGAGAATACACATTCTCGTCTCTCTTGGAATTTTCCGGAGAAATAAAAGCACTCTTTGACCTTTTAAAACCAGAAATTGTAGTGAACTGCCGAGCTATGGGGAGGAATTCCCAAGTGATTCGGTTTCACGGGGCAATGGGTGGAATTGTAGAGCTGATATGCCAAGAGCGAGGAATAGCGTTTTTTGACCGTCCAGATTCTACCATGCGAAAGGTGGTAGTGGGGAAAGGAAATGCGAAAAAGCACGAGGTGATGGAATTTTTTGACATCGCTTCGGAGCATAGTGCAGACGCAATGGTGGCCGCCATTTATGGGCAAAAAACCTGCGTGCACTCTTTGTAATTTTACTTTTTTTATGACTAAGACCACGAAAAAAATCATCGTTCTTTTGATCTCATCGGCGCTCGCAATATTCTTCATTTTTTTTTATTCCGCGTGTCCTGCGGAAAGTATAAAGGCGACGGTATTTATTACGCCCTCCCCAACCCCCGCGCAAGAATTATTACCTTTACCACAAAACAGCGCCCCCGTCGTTACTCCAACACCTACCCCTTCCAGAGTAACGGTACCAAACGCAAAAAGAGCAAAAGTGGAGTCACAATGCGCCCAGTTTATAGCGGGTTTTGAGGGGTTCCGAAGCAAACCATACCCAGACCCCAGCGGACGCGGTTGCGTAGTGGGATTCGGGCAATACTCCACCTGCAATGGTCCGGCGGTAACACGAGAAAAAAGCATGAAACACCTCCAAAAAACTTGCAAAACGCTTATCTCCAAAATAGAAAAACGATTCAACGATGAACAACTCAGCATAAAACTCAATAATGAACAGCTCGTGGCACTCGCATCCTTTGCGTACAACACGCCAAAAAATAACCCCGTCTTCCTAGATTACGATTTTTATCACGCAGTACAGTGGGGAGACAGAGATGGAATGTATGAGGTGATGATTGACTACGCACCTCTCAGGGGGAATGTGATCCGACGCAATAAGGAATTGGAACTCTTTTTTTCTTCTTTATGAGTGATTTTACTATCTATTTTTTTATTTTTTTCCTGATAAACGGACTTTTTACAAAGTTTTGCGAATGGGTTTTTAAACTAGAGATAACAAATAGTGATTTTTATTTTGTCATTATTTTATCCGTAGCTCAATCACTGTGGACAATATTTTTTCAATAATCTTACCCCCTTTTTTATGCTTCATACTCTAAAAATCCATCGTAATTATTATGAAGAACTCGTAGCAGGAAACAAAACTTTTGAGCTCCGGTGGAATGACCGGAATTTCCAAAAGGGAGATATCCTTGAATTTTATGATACGGAAACCTTGGTTGTTCATAAACAAAAATTCGAGATTCTTTCTGTTTTTTCCTCACTCCCATGCCTCGGGCTTAAAGAAGGGTGGGTGATTCTTTCTCTTAAACTTATTTGATTTTTTATGCCAATAAAACCACTCGGAAAATGGGCGATGAAATACGATGCGTGCGTTGTGTGTGGGAAAACAGAGCACACACACAATACATTCGGAAAGTGCCAGGTGTGTGCTCGCTCTCAATCCAATCGCAATAAAACTATTGAGATGAGGGAAGAAAAAGCACAAAAGGCAAATGAGAATAGATTCAAATATCTGCACAAGACAGACAAGGCAACGCTCTCTGAGCTCAAAGACAATACCGGTATCATATTCAATTTTGGGGGAAGCATTGGAAGAATTCATTCCCCATTTCCTGAGCTTAACAATTACTACTGGAAGGATTTTGAGATTTGGAGAGACAAAGTGAGAAGGATTTTTACGGCTCCGAAAAAATAATATTCCCCCCAGAAAAGATTCTGGCGTGCCTACCTCTGAGTTTCTTGGAGGTTTCTCGGGGGTCGGCACACTTGAGTTTTTTAACCTCCCTTTTTTCTTCTTCTATGATCAAACCAGGCATACTTTTTTACCCGGACAAAATGAGTTTTTCTGAAAAACTTTCCGACGATCAGCTCGGAAAATTATTTCGTGCCTGCATGAAATTTCACAATGGCGAAGAAGTCGCACTTCCTTTTGAGTTAGAATTGGTATTCGATATTCTTAAATCTCAATTTTTGAAAGACGAAGAGGAGTATAAAAATCTTTGTGAAAAAAGATCTCATTTAGGAAAAATAGGAGCACAAAAAAGATGGGGGAAGGCAGAAGAAAGCCAAGAAATGGCAAACGATAGCAAAGGCAAAGAGGAAATGCCTACCGCTATTTTAGCCATTCCAAAAATAGCAAGTGATAGCAAGTGTAGCCAACTAGAACCGAACCGAACTGAACCGAACCGAACTGAACCGAACCGAACTGAACCGAACTTTCTTAAAAAAGAAAAAGAAAAAGAAAAAAGTTTTTCGCAAAAAATTTCCGAAAGCGAAGAAATTCTAAAACCGGAAAAAAATGATTTCCAAAAAATCGGGGAAATAAAAAATTTCGTGAAAGAAACCAAAAACTTTCCGCCGAGTGAGGAAAGTAACGCCGGTGCCCCGCCTAAAACCGACGAGCAAGCGGTGGAATTGTGGAAAGAAAAAGTTTTAGAAAAACAGTGGGTAGACCATCACTACATCGACAAAACCCTTCTTCAATCAGAAAAACTTTCACCAGAGAGCAAGGTGGAATTTATTCGGAAGGTCCGGCTTTGTGGGCTTTGGGCGGGTATCCCAAGTCTTGAAGGGCGAGCGAAAGGGATTTTTCATGAAATTTGTGGGCTGGTAAACGACAAGGGAGACATGGAGCGGGTTTTATCCACTGCTGAAGCTCAAAAACGAAAGGAATTTGAAGAGACTTTTGAGGGATAATGATTTTTTGAGGGATTATTTTTTACTTCTAAACCTATGAAAAAACGATACGCATTTGATCAAGATTTTATAAATTCTGGACTTTTAAGACCGGTTGAAAAAAGGATAGCTATCATGCTTTTTAAAGGGTTCCCCCAGAAAAAGGTTGCCATGGATAGCAGTCTTTCTTTGAGTTCCGTTAAGCGTATTTGTTCCCAAATAAACCGTTTATTTTATTTTTTTATTGCAATAAACCATGAAAAAATACGAAAAAAATAGAAAGTGTACACCTTTTCACCTGTTTTATTTCTAAAAAATCCTCAAAACTAAAGAATATGGAAATTCAAGAAATCTTAATATCGGCTTTATCTCCAGCAAAATACAATCCGCGGAAAATTTCACTCCTGCAGAAGGAGCATTTAAAAAAGAGCCTTGAGAAGTTTGGCTTTGTGGATCCAATTGTGGTGAACTCCAAAGACGGATTGAATATTATCATTGGTGGACACCAACGGGTAAAAGTATGGGAAGAGATGGGGAATAAAACAGTTCCCGTTTTTTTTGTTGAATTGTCGGAAGAGGATGAAAAAGAGTTGAATATTCGGTTAAACGCGAACGGAGGAGAGTTTGACTTAGTTTTATTGCAAGAATTTTTTGATGAGAAAGTTCTTGGTGATTGGGGGCTTGAAGTAGAGTTCCCTGAAATGGATTTAGTGCTTTCGGAGGATGATTTTACGAGAGACGAAAACGGAAAAGTATCGGTGCAGTGCGGAGATATTTATAAACTCGGTGAGCACCGATTGATGTGCGGGGATAGCACTTCTCGAGAGGATGTTTTGCGGCTTATGGGAGAAGAAAAATCACAGCTGGTATTTACAGACCCTCCGTACAATGTCGACTACCATTCTCCAGACGGTGCGAGTTACAACACCGGAAAATACGCGTCCGCGAACGGAACAATTTTAAACGATGACAAAAGCGATGCGGAGTGCGTTGAGTTTTATACTTCCGTTCTCAAAAATATTTACGAGGTATCGGAAGATTCTGCCGTTTTGTATTGGTGGTTTGCACACTCGCAGCACCACAATTCTTTTCAAGCATTCCAAAAAACGGGATGGAAAATTTCTCAGACGCTTATTTGGTTGAAAGAGTCTATGGTTTTGGCGAAGTCTCAGGACTACCACCATTGCTACGAGCCTTGCCTTTTGGGATGGAAAAAAGGGAAGAAACATTTTTCCCGGGAGTTTCCAAGGAACTTGAAAGATGCGTTTGTAACTGCTGGAGAATATCAAGACGCAATGGATGTTTGGTATGAAAAACGAGATATTACTTCGGAATATATTCACCCCACACAAAAACCCGTGAGACTTGCAGAACGAGCTCTTTTGAAACATTCAGAGAAAGGGTTTATTGTTCTTGATCTCTTTGGCGGGAGTGGATCCACTTTGATGGCGTGTGAACAATCGGGCCGCAAATCTAGAGTAATGGAAATGGATCAGAAATATTGCCATCGGATTATTTCACGGTGGGAAAAGTTTACGGGAAAAAAGGCGGAGAAGATTTCTTAAAAAATATGCCCAGAAAAATCCGAACAGAGTTAGGCGTAAAAAAACGGAAAGAGCTCATGATAAAAGCTCTTACCAGCACCATGGGGATTGTTACCACTGCGTGTGAAATGGTGAATGAGAAGAGAAAAATTTATTACAAGTGGATGGAGGATGACGAAAATTTTAGGAAACAAGTGGAGGAAATTACGGAAAGAGAAGTGGATTTTGCGGAGAGCGCACTTCTGAAAAAAATCCGTGATGGAGACACGACGAGTATTATTTTTTATCTCAAAACAAAAGGAAAAAAACGGGGGTATGTGGAGAAAAAAGAGATGGATATGACTACTGAAGGAAAGCCTATTACCGCCATTGCACTGAAAATTATTTCGCCAAAATCCAATGAAGCCACGAGGAAGACCACGAAAAGTACAGAAGATTGACGGCTTTATTCCAGTAATGGAGGTCACTCCCGTCTATATCAAAAACTATAAAAGCAAAAAACGAATTACTATAAACCGTGGAGGAACAAGGTCTGGAAAAACATATTCTATTTCTCAGTATGCAGTAAATTGGCTTTTTACTGGGGAATGGATGGAAGGAGAGGCTCCTATGGAGAGCGGTGTTTTTCGTATAATTCGGAAGTATGGGGCAACTCTGAAAGGTACAGTAATGGCTGATATTTTATCCGTTCTTACTTCTACGCCAGTGGATATAGAAAACACAAATGGGGAAAGTCTTTATAGTCGAGTGCATCACAACAAGTCGGACCGAATTATTGAGTACGGAGCACGGAAGATTATTTTTTCCGGTATCGATGACATCCAAAAAGCGAGAGGAATGAAGCAAGATATACTCTACCCGAATGAGGCGAATGAGATTACTTACAATGAGTTTCACCAACTCAATTTTCGAACAAAATACAAAGTGATCATCGATTTTAATCCTGACGATGAGCAAGTGTGGATCAACAAAGAACTCGAGATGAAGCGTGCCGTTGAGAAGGGCGATGTGGATGTGATTGTTTCGACATACCGAGACAATCCGTTTCTTTCGGATACGGAAGTGGAGGAGATTGAATACCTCCAAAAAGTAGACAAGCAACTCTGGGAAGTTTTTGGGAATGGGAACTATGGGAAAATTACGGGGTTGGTATTCCAAAATATTACGGTGGTGGATGAGATGCCGGAGAACGCAAAACTTTTGGGGTATGGGCTCGATTTTGGATTTACGAATGACCCGAGTCCGTTTATTCGTGTCGCCATGAATAGTGATGGAATATTTTTGGACGAGGTGTTTTACGAGTACGGTCTGACGAACTCAGATATTGCTGAAAAAATGAAAGAAAAATTTGTTTCTCGGTCTGCAGAAATTATTGCAGATTCTGCGGAGCCGAAAAGTATTGAGGAACTCTTTCGGATGGGGTGGAATGTGCACGCGGTACGGAAAGGCGCGGATTCTATAAATTACGGTATTTCGGTGATGAAGCAGAAACCGATTCATGTAACGGCACGGTCAATAAATCTTCGGAAAGAGTTTCAGCGGTACAAATGGAAGACTGACAAAGAGGGAAATACTATCAATGAGCCCATTGATGCGTTTAATCATTGTATTGACGCGGCACGCTATGTTTGCATGATGAAAATCGGTCTTTCGGTATGGAATGCAAAGTACGAAAGACCGAAAGATAAAGACCGGGAAAATACGAGTGGGATGGTTACGGCTGGGCTTCGTAATCGCACTTTTTAACCTTTGAAAGTGTACACCTTTTGGCATTCCGTTTTATGGTTTACCGCTTGACAATACGGGGAGCGATTAACTTACTCCCTTGCTTACTACAGACGAAAGCATTTTGCCGGCAAAGACGAAAGAATTGACAATGGAATTAGGAGGATCTGGAACTACGAAGTATGCGGGGTTTATTAACGAAGACTACAATCCAGAACTCACTTTCCCGAACTGTATCTCCGTGTACGATAAAATGAGGAAGGGAGATGGAACGGTAGCGGGAGTGATTTCGGCGTGTAAAGGACCGATACTGGGGGCAAAGTGGAGTTTTGTACCCGCGAGTGAAGACGAGAAAGACATACAGATTGCGGAATTCTGCGAACGCCAGTTTTTTGAGAAATTGGTATGGCGTGATTTTTTGAGACACTCTCTTTTGATGCTGGATTTTGGGTTTATGAATTTTGAGAAGTGTTATGAAGTGATGGGTACGGAATTGATGTACTCAAAATTGGCACCAAGATTGCCAAAAAGTATTTTGAGGTGGCAGTTGAAAGATGGAAGTGCTGGAATAACACAGTACGCCATGAAAGATGGTATGATGCAGCAGTTGGAAATACCAGCATGGAAGATTTTTCACTTGGCGTTACACCAAGAAGGAGACAACTACGAAGGAGTTTCGATTTTGAGGGCGGCATACAAGCACTGGGTGTACAAAGAGAATTTCTACAAAATCCAAGCAATTGGAGCGGAGAGAAGTGGAACGGGAATACCGGCCGCAAAGTTTCCAGAAGGAAAAATGCCAAGTGAGGAAGAGGAGGCAGATACAATTTTGACGCTGAAGAACATTAGAAGCAGTGAGGAGGCGTATATTTTAGAAAAAGGAGGCGTTGAATTCTCGTTTAAAACAGTGGGTGGTGGAGAGTTTGATTTTGAGCCCGGAATAAACCACCACGACCGGCAAATTGAGAAATCGGCATTGATGCAGTTTTTGAGTATTGGAATTGAGAAAGGAGGGAATGCCCAGAACGACTCTCAGCAGGATTTGGCGTTTATGTCGGCTCAAGCGACGGCGGAATATATTGCGGAGGCTGTGCAAAGAGAATTGGTGAGGGAAATTGTAGATCTGAATTTTGATGGGGTTGAAAAATACCCCACTTTGACGGTTTCCGATATTGGGAGAAACAAGATGGAAAAACTTTCGCAAATTATTAAGACTCTTGCCGATGCGGGAATGTTGACGGCCGACGATACGACAGAAAACATGATTCGAGGAATGATGAAACTGCCGGAAAAATCGGAAGAAGCAACGCCTTTGCCAGAGCCAGCAGGACAAAAAGAAGAAGACGGGGCAGATGCGTCGCATGATGGACACTCTCACGGAACATTTCTTTCCAAAAGGTCTCTTACACTCGCAGAGGACAAGGTGGATTGGACGAAACTCCAGAAATTTTTTGATGCACACGAAAAAGAAGTTCAGAAGATTTTGGAGACCCATTCCGAAGTCATGAAGAATCGCATTGCGGATTATCTTTCCGGACAGATTGCAAACGGTGGAAGTGTGACCGTCCCCGTTACGGTTTTGACGCAAGAGATTTATGCCATGCAAATGGAAATTGAGAAGGCGTACATGGCTTCGTATGAGTTTGGGAAAACTGAGGCAATACGAGAAATGGGGAAGAGTGGGCGGATCCCCACACCGGAGGCAGACAAGAATTTTATCAAAGACCATTCGTACGCTTTGGCAGAAAAACACGCTGAGGATGTTAAGAATGAGGCAGTTTTGAATACTCAAAATGCAATCCGTGCGGGGGAAAGTGCGGGTGCTATTGCGATTGCCAAGAAAGCAATGGATGCACGGGCAGTGATGCAAATTGAGAATCTGGTGCCAATTCTTGTAACGGGTGGAGTAAACCAAGGGATTGGAACGGTGTACGAAAATTTTCAGTCCGAAATATGGGGCTGGGAATATTCGGCAATTTTAGATGCAAGGACTTCTCCTCTTTGTGCGTCGTTGGACGGTCGAGTATCGAAGGATGCTGCAGATCTTCCAAAACCACCACTCCATTATCGTTGCCGGTCTCGGTTGGTGGCTATTTTACGGAGTGAAGTAGGAAAGCCAGCAGAGACCGGAGTCCCAAAAGAAATAAAGGATCTGTATAAAGGGAAACCATGGCCATATTTACAACCGAAGACAGCAATGCCCGTTTCTCCGGATTCTCCTGCTGCGAAAATTACCAAAAAATAATTTATTTTTTACCCATGAATAAGAAAACGATTACACCACCGAAAAATACTGCATACCTCAGTAATAAGAGAAAAATTGAACTCTCTGAAGGAGATGCACCATTTTGGACGGAGATTATCCGCGTAGGAGATTGGAGTGAAAGTTATAAACAGTTTCTCGTTACCAAAATGCACCTTGATGATTTTGTAAAGAACTTCAAGAAAAATGTTTTGAGACAATCTATAAACGAATTGCAATTGAACTACGGACATGAGCGGTGCGAAGAAGCTGCGGGATGGATTACAGAACTCGAGATTCGAGAGGATTCTCTTTGGGGTCTTGTGAATTGGACACCAAAAGCAAGGGAATCTATTAGAGACGGAGAATGGAGATATATTTCTGCCGAAATATCTTGGGTGTGGGAAGACGACGAAACAAAAAAGCAATACAACAATGTGTTGACCGGTGCGGCGCTCACCAACATTCCCTTTGTATCCGGCATGAAAGCCGTAGAAGCGAGTGGTGCTGATAAGCCAACCAAATTTTCCAATTCTATTACCCCTTTTCCCATGGAAGTTCTTAAAACACTTCTTGCTTCCCTTGCTGGGAAGAAGTCCGTTACTGCTTCGGAATTCTCATTGTTAAAGACCGCGTGTGCGTGTCTTTCAGATGATGAAAAAGCAGAAATTGAAACTCAGGTTGCTGAAGTAGAGGCAAAAATTGAGGAATCAACACCTCCTGCACCGACTACTCCAGTTGTTCCAGCTCCTACGGATGCTTCTAAAGATTTCGCTACTGCATTAGAACTTTCTCAGGCACGAGCAGAATTGGCAGAAACGAAGAAGAGAATGGAGGCAATGGAACTTGATGCTCGAAAAAAGTCAGAGGTGGCACGCGTTACCGAACTCTCAAAGGTTGGGAAGGTACTTCCCAAAGACATTGAGAAGAATGTTTCGCTTTTGATGTCTCTTTCTCTGGCTCAGTCTGATGCGGTTTTTGCATCTTGGGAGGCTTTGCCCGGAATCAATCTCTCTGAAATGGGATCATCCAAAGGAGATGGGGTTGATTCCGACAGTGCATACGCTGCTTTTAAGACGGAGTTCCTTTCCAAAAACCCATCGGCGTCTATTACCACTCTTCAGGAGGCTTTTTATAAAGCACAGCCTGACATGGCAAAGACTTTGTAAAACTTTTTTATTCCCTTACCAAAAAACCTATGAGTACCATTTCTAAAGAACCAGTATTCTCCGTAAAAACCGAAGCAGATGTTGTGAAAGCACGATTTGTGAAGCTCGGGACCGGAGCGGAATCTGGAATTCACGCTACTGCCGGCACCGATATTATTCTTGGAGTGACACTTGAGTCCGCTACGAGTGGAAGTCCTGTTGCACTTCAACACGAAGGATGTGCTGAAGTTGAGGCTTCTGCTGCTATTGCCATTGGAGACAAAGTAACGGCTACAACAGCAGGGAAAGCAATTACTACCGTAACAGCTGCTAATACTGTACGCGGTATTGCTCTTACTGCGGCTACTACGGCTGGGCAATACATAAAAGTATTTCTCACAAACTTCAAGATCTAATTTTTCATTCCTTCACTAAAAATCTATGTTACCTACCTCGCTCAGAGTCTCACCTCTGCTTACCGACCAATCCCTCGGGTATAATCATAACGGATTTAAATTCATCGGCGACAAAATATTCCCTACCGTTTTAACGAATAAACGAACTGGACAAATTGCAACATACGGAGCTGAGAATCTTCGTATTGATACAACACCAATTGCGTTTAATGCTCCTTCTCCTGAAGTGAGTATGCAAGTATCCATTGGGGCGTTTTTTGATATTAAGGACTACAGACTGAAACAGCTGGTTACCAAAAAAGAAATTGAAGAAGCGGATCTTCCAATTCGTCCAAAGACAGATGCAGCGTGGAACTTGACCGGAAAATTCCAAGTAGGATTAGAAAAATTGATTGCTGATGCAGCGACCAACACTTCTGTTATCACACAGAATACCACGCTTTCTGGGACTGCAAAATGGAGTGATTCTACTTCAGGAGCTTCTCATCCTATTAAAGATGTAAAAACCGCGGTGCAGCTCATAAAAACAAATTCCGGATTCACACCAAATACTATGGCTATTGGATGGTTCGCACTGCAAGAACTTATTGTTCACCCTGATATTCTTGCAAGATTTCCAGGGAAAGACTTTGTATCTTATGAATTATTAGCATCTCAGATGGGAGCTATTTTTGGAATTACAAATCTTATTGTAGGAGACGCGATGTATAACTCTGCACTAAAAGGTGCTGCGGATACTCTTGCTCCTATCTGGAACTCTTCGGTATTCGTTGGATATGTAGAACAAGAACCAACAGAGAAGAGCTACTCATTCGGAAAATGCTACCGTCCTCGAGTAACGCCTACTCGACAGATTTTGGAAGGACAGATGCAAGAAGACCCAGAAGGACAATTCATCTACGCAAAAGAAGAATTTGATCTGAAGGTTATTGAACCAAAAACGGCGTATGTTATCGCTGGAGTTCGATAATGACTCTCGCCCGCTCCTCAGAAATGAGGGGTGGGAATGAGTTATTACTCTTTTCTTTAACCCCTTTTTTTATGACTTCGGAATACGCAAATGTAACCTACGAAGAACTTTGTGCATTGTACAAAGAACTTTCTGGCAACAATCCCATCGGCAAAAAGAAAGCAGATCTCATTGCTGAGATTGAAGTACTTTCTGGCGAAACTCCGGCTCCTTCTGAAAGTGAAAATTCTACCGAATCGACCGGAGAAGTACTTTCTACAACGGAAGAAAAAACTCCAGAAGTCGATACTACTCCTACCGATGGAGATGTTATTACTCCTATAGAAGGAACGGCACCGATTATTCCTGCAGAAAACACAAAAAAGAAATCCGGGAAAAATATCAGTGTAAAAAAGTATACCGCACTTGTTCATCTGAAAGTAGATGGTGGGATTGAAGTTTCGATTGGGGAAGAAATTCCCGATGTTTCTGCAGAAAATCTTGAGGAACTTTTAGAAGCAGGTCTTATTGCATAATTTATGGCACTTCTCTTTTTAGATGCGGCACGAGTACGGAAAGAAGCGGGGTTCGATGAGAATTCTTTTCTTTCCGACGCGGATATTTTGCACCATGTAAACGGGGCAGAGGCGGAAGTGATTTCTTCTGTGGGGTCACGGTACGCCATGAGTATTTTTACCGATGCGGGATTTGCGAACTCCACCGCCAAGAATTTCCTCATTGATTTGGGGACGAATCTTGCGGCTTCTCGCCTTTTATACTCGCAGTACAAAGGGCAAGACATAGCAATGGCAGACGAATCGGGCAAACGGATTGGAATGCTGAGGGCAGAGCTGAGAAAAATACAGAGTGGGAATATTCGGCTTTTTAGTGCTTCACTTGAGGAGTTTGGACTCAAAGAGGCTTCTCATATTGGGATTTCTGGGAATCCTACTGATTCTACCGACCGTATGTTTACCAAGGCGCAAGTTTTTTAAAAAACCATGGCGAGAACTTCTTCCAGCAACGGGAAGTATTTGAATCTCTCATTTTCTATTGAGGGAGAACAGCAAGTATCACGGGCTTTTGATTTTATTGGGAAGGAAATTTCGAATTTCTCAAAACCTTTGATGAGTGCACAAGAGTTTCTTATTAAAACTTGGAAAGAAAACATGCAAGACGAAGGGAAAACACTTGCTGGAGGATGGGCTCCACTGTCTCCTGCGTATGCAAGTGCGAAACTGAAGAAGTATGGGAATAAAAGAATTTTGGAACGAACGGGATTGATGGGAAAGAGTTTTTCGGGGCTTGTGAATTCTACGAGTCTTACTCTCTGGAATAGTGCTTCTTACTTTGCATACCACCAATCGAACAAAACAAGAACTCGTCTCCCTCGTCGTATGATGATGAAGATTGACGACACGAGAAGAAAGGAAGTACAGAGATTTTTTACGGAATACCTCGATGAGGTACGGGGACACTTTACCAAAGGAAAATGAAAGACTTGATTGACTACATTATCGCGCTTTTGGAAACAAACCTTGTACCAACTCGGGGTATTAAAAAAGTGTATTGGGGTGACCCCATAATGATTGCGGGGGCATATATGCCGTGCATTGCGGTAGACGGTGACAAAACGAATACCGAAGTGGCGGATAGTGCAAACGACGAAGATACCTACGGGATGAGTATTTCAGTAATTTTAAACGCTCAAAACTGGATGGGGCAGAGTGACGGAGCGAAGAACGCCAAGAAAGAATTGATGGCCATGATGGAAGAACGGAATACCAATGGGACACGGATGAGTGACACGGTTCTTCAGATCGCCCGCACAGAACTTTTAAAAAAATCCAATGTGCTCTCGGTAACGGGGGCAACGGTGGATTACGGATTTCGAGAACGCAAGGACACAATAACCGTTGAGGCAATTTGTAGGTTTGTGGTGCGGTGTACGCCGTATTTGAGGTGATGCGAAAGTGTACACCTTTTGGGGTTTTGATTCTCGTCTTTTCTTTTTACTCTTCTTTACATGATTACTGACAACACTACACCACCGGCAGAAAATATTGCTCCTACTCCTGAAGCTCCTGCAACGCCAGAAGTGAACAAAAAGGCACTGAAAGCCGTGCAAGCGGTGGAACAGGTGAAACAGCTTTTTGTTTTTACGGAGTACGACATAAAAATTGAGGCAGGAAGTTATGAAGAAGCACAAGACCTGCTGAAACAACAATTGGAAAAATAACCCTTAACCCCCTTTGATATGGCAAAGACAAGACTGGCTGATGTGGCAATGTTTGGAAAAGAAAGCACTTGGGGAACCGGTGCGGCGGCGACAATAGCGCTTTTTTTAGATGAACCTCTGGATATTAAGCCCATTGCAAACACGAAAGAAGATAACCCCGTTATTGGACGGCTGGAAAGTAATATTGGAGAGCATATCGTTTCTAAATCTTCTGAGATTTCTGGGAAAGGTATTGCCCGCAGAGATTCTTTGGGGCTGTTATTGATGCAACTGTTTGGGACAGTGACCAAAACGGCGGGAAGCCCAGAAGCAACGGTAAACACTTTTGATTTTGTGGTGAAAAACGACAATGTGCATCCTTCGTACCAAGTGGAAACGGGGGCTGGTATTTTGTTTGATTCAGGCGTGAAACAAGTTTTAGGGACTCGTCTGGATAGTTTGAGCCTTGATATTGTGAAGGAGGACTACATGAAGTTTGACGCGAAGTGGAAAGGAAAATATCCATCTACCGGAACGAACGCTTCTTTTGCGGCGACTTCGGAAACGGTATTTATGGCAAAACACGCCACCATTAAATTGGCGGCGAATATTGCGGGGCTTGGTGCGGCGAGTGCTATTAACTTTGTACAGGCAAAGATAAAGTTTGCCAAAAAGGCAGAGCTGGCGTTTGGCTTGGCATTGGATCCTTTGGATATTTTCCCCACTCAATTTGAGATTACAGGAGAATTTACGATTGATGCGAGTGACAGTACTTATTTTGACTTGAGTTCTGCTGATACCTACAAAGCGCTGAGATTCCAAATGATTGACACGGGAACGACGATTGGAACGACGACTAACCCCAAGTTTACGCTGGATATTTCTCAAGTGAAATTGAAGGACTGGGGACTTTCTGGAGGGAAGAACAACCGAGCAGAGCAAACATTTGCATTTAACGCGCACTACAGTTTGACCGATGCCAAAATGGCAACCGCACAGCTTATTAACACTTTTACCGCTTATTAACATGAGAAATACTACCACTTTTACGCTCCCTGTTTCGGAGCAAATAGTTGAGATTGTGACCTACATAACGGCTGGAGAAGATATGGAACTTTCTGAAGTGACTTCCTCGAGTATCCAGTTCTCTGCAGAAGATATTGGGGACGGGAATGTGATGAAAAAGAGCATGGTTTTTGACCCGACGGCGACCATTAAGCAAAAGAAAAAGAAAATTGAGGTGGCGATTAAAAAAATTGGTGGGCAACCGTTTACATGGGATTTGTACAACGACCTTCCCAAAAAAGACGGGGACGCGTTGTTTACCGAAGTGGAGAAACTTTTTCCCACCACCGCAACGGTGGAGGACTTGGACGAGCAAGTGAAACTGTTGACCGAGAAAAAAAAAGAGTTGATCGAGAATCAGAAATCATCACCGGAATTGGGCATTATTATACCCTCGGACGAACCAAAAACCTTATAGCAAAAAACAGGTGCGTGATGCTGGATTTGTGCGAGGTGTACGGGGTCACTCTTTCGGTAATGGAACAAGAAAGCACTGAAACCATCCAGTACATGCTGGCAAGAGAAGCGGGAAAAGCAGAGAGGGAGAGACGGAACACCTTACGCAACCAAAATGAGCAATGACGAAATAAAAATCATCATCAGCGCACAGAACATGGCCAGTGCCGCGTTTAAAGAGGTGCAATCCTCCATCAATTCTATGAGTTCAGGAGCTTCCCAAGCACTGAGCTCTTTTGCGAATGCGGCGGGGAAATACATGGACTCGGCGGTAAAGAGCTCCCAGCAGTTTGCGTTGGGATTGGCGGGAGTGAGTACTGCGATAGGGTTTACAGGGGCAAGTATGTTGAAAGTTGCTGGGACTTATGAGCAACAAAAAGTGGCGTTTGAAGTACTTCTTGGAAGTGCAGAAAGATCCAAAAAGATGCTGAAAGACTTGAGTGATTTTGCACAAGTGACGCCTTTTAATATACAAGGAGTCCGAGAAGCGGCTACTCAATTACTCGCTTATGGTGTGGAACAAGAAAAAATAATTCCTACTATGCGAATGATGGGAGATCTTTCTCTGGGTAATGCGGAGAAATTTAGGACTCTCACTCTTGTGTATGGGCAAGTGAAGGCGGCAGGAAGACTTATGGGGCAAGATTTGTTACAGCTTACGAGTGCGGGGATTCCTATCATTGAAGCACTTGCGAAACATTTCAATGTCGCAACCGAAGAGATCAGAAAGATGGGAGAAAAAGGGCAAATATCATTTAAAGACATGGAGGAGTCTTTGAATTCCCTAGATGCGCAAGGGGGAAAGTTTTTTGGTTTAATGGCAAGGGAATCTGAAACTTTGCCCGGTATTTGGTCGAACATTGGGGATGCGTTTACTCGTTTCCAAGAATCTTTTAATGATACGAGCGGTTATGAAGGAATAAAAAACTTAGCAAGAGAATTGCTGGACTTGGCTACCAATACACTACCAAAAGTTTTTGTAAAAATAGACGAATTTATAAAATGGGGAATAGAAAATAAAGGAATGATTCTCGCAATTGCTGGGGCGATTATCGGGTCTTTAGTTCCTGCGATTGCCTCGGCAACGGTGGCTTTTGGAGCAATGATGGTTCCGCTTCTCCCGTTTGCAGCAGCAGGAGCTTTAATAGTAGCGAATTGGGGATTAGTGAAGGGTTTGCTGTTAGTTTTAACACCAATTTTAGCGGCGTATACCTACCAATTGGTAGCCGCAAGAGCAGCAACTATTGCGCTAGCAATTGCAGATGGAGGTCTGATTACTGCGCAAATTGCAGTTGGTGTTGCTATTGGAGTTGCAACGGGTTTAATAAAAGCGTTTTTTGTAGCACTGGGACCAATAGGATGGGTTATTCTTGCGGCTACTGCTTTATGGGAAGTTTTTGCAAACTCTGAAAAAGCAAGGGCTGTTTTAGCGAGTGCTATTGATGGCATGATTTCCGGTATAAATATGTTGGGAGATGCCCTTGGTGGATCTGCGAGTACTTTTGGATGGCATTTTCAAACCATTGAAGAAATTTCGAATAGTGGAGCAAGCACTGTTAACCAATCACTATTTCAAATAATAACGGGATTTAAGAATTTTAAAGCGGCGATGACGGGGCTGTCTGATAGTTTCTCTGCAAAGTTTCAAGAAGTAAAGGATTCCATTATGAAGGCAGTATCTCCAATCGTAGATTCTGTATTCCCGACACTGGACGGACTGAAAGGGAAAATAAAAGGTCTTGAAGATGACATGGGGAAAGCGAGACTTGGAAGCCCTGAATTTTACAAATTACAAGGGGACATAAAAGCAGCCAATGATTTGCTAGAAAAGTTTTCTGGAGCAGCGAAAAAACATCTAGGGGGTGGTGGGAGTGGAGTTGCAGCGTCTGCTAAAGAAGCGAAAAAGGAAATAGACGAGCTAAAAAAATCTATGGAAGCGTTGGTGGAAGTGGCAAAAACAAAAATTGATATTTTTAGTAAAAAATACGATGACCTGAAAAAAACCTTTAAACAGAATTCCGACGACCACAAGAAAATGACCGAGAGTATTGTGGCGGACTACAATAAATTGAACGAGGAATTTGAGAAGAACAAGCAAAAGACCAATGAGGAGTTTGCAAAAAGCCAGCAAGGAAGTGATAAGGACTTTAAGAACAATGCGGCGGACAAATTTATTGAGATGCAGAAGCAAATTGTGGATGAGACCGAGAAGTACAATAAAATACAGCAAGAAATGCACTCTGCATTGAATAGCGCCCGAACGGCAGAACAAGACGCCGCACAACAAAAAGAATCGGATGACACCCTGAAGAATATCCACTTTTTGGAAGACGCTTTAAAGAAAAACGAGGGGTTTATTGGTAGTATTGACTCGCAAATTCAGGAGGCAAAAAAAGTGAATGCCATGGACGAACTTTCACGCATGATTTATTTGCACCAGCAAGAAACAGCGGAAAAAATAAAACAGCATGACTTGGATATGGCAGAACTGAGAACGACTTACGATGCGCAAGTGGCTCTTTTAAGTAAAAAGAGGGCGGAGGAAGATGCTTTATATGATGAGCAAGCGAAATCAGTTGGTAACCACCTACGACTCCAATTGGGAGACATCCAAAAATTTCTTGTTAAAGTTGGAATTCTTACCCAAGAGAGCCTTAATGACCAGCAAAAGAAACTGACTGAGGGCTTAAAAGGATTTAATGATTCGATCAACACCTCCGCTGAAAGTTCGGCTATTAAAAACTACATTTCTGCAATGGATGCCGTTACAAGCTCTATAGACCGAGCTATAAAAAAAGCACAAGATGCGGCGAAATTGGGTATTGCACCTGCTACACTGGGCTTTCAGAAGTTTGCAAACGGGGGAATCTTTAACGGATTTGGACAATACGGAGTGACCAGCTCCCCTGTATTTGGAATGGCTGGAGAAGCGGGACCGGAGGCGATTGTTCCGTTGCCAGATGGACGAAGTATTCCTGTGCAGATGCGGGGAGGAAGTAATGGGGGGCAAACAGTGATCATCAATTTGACGGTGCAAGGAAGCGTTATGACTCAACGGGATTTGGTAGCAACTCTCTCAAATGCTATTGCGGGAAACCTTTCTTCTCAACGATTTGTAAACGCATGACCATAAGCTTAACCGTTGCCGGCGTAGACCGAACGGCGTTTTTAGTGCGAGATAGTTTTGAGTGGAGCACCGACCACTACGGGAAGCCAGATGGAATGCACTTTACACTGCAAACGACCGACGCCACGGCAATAGCCCCCACTGTAGATAGTGCAGTGGTGTTGACCATTGATAGCGTAGTGAAATTTTCTGGACGGGTTTTGAAGGTGTCTCCTTCTCGTTTTTCTGTAAACATTCGGAGGTATGCCGTGGAAGCGATTGACTGGAGCAGAGACGCCAACAAAGGAGATTTGATAGCGGAGATCTACAAAAACATGACGGTGAACGCCATTATTGCCGATGTGGTGATCCGGTACCCACAGCTTTCGGGCTTTACGACGACCAATGTGAATTGCGCGGAAGTAATTGATTATGCCTTTTATGGGCATGTAAAATTTACGGATTTTTTGACAGACCTTGCCAACCGCGTGGCGTACAACTTTTATATCGACGCTTCCAAAAACATTCATTTCTTTTTGCCCGGGAGTGAGGTGGCGCCGTACGAGGTAACGGAAACAAACGCCATCATGACGAAAGACAGCCTGAACTTGACCGAGCAGGGGGACAAGATTGTGAATTTGTTGGTGGTAGAGGGAGACGAATACGACGGGAATGCGGTATACACCGAACCGACCATTACGGCAGACGGAACGAGTACGGAATACTCGATTTTGGAAAAATACTCTGGGATTTCGTTGACCGTTGCGGGAGTGAGTAAAACCGTGGGGACAAATGGGCTAAGCGATGCGACGGCATTTGACGCGTTGTATGACTACCCGGGGAAAAAGATAGTATTCCGCTCAGATAATAAGCCGACTGCTGGGCAAGCCATCGTTGTTTCGGGATACCAAAAACTGCCGGTGCTCGTAAAAGTTCTGGATCCTCTTTCGATTGCAAAATATGAGATTTTACCGAAAAAGATAAAAAATACTTCTCTGAAAACCATTGTCTCTGCCAAACGGTATGCCCAAGCAGAATTGGCACGGTATGCGGGGGAATCGTATAGTGGAAGTTTTAAAACGACAGAGACGGGGTTTAGGGCGGGGCAAAAAATAAAAGTGACGGACAGCGTTTTAGGATTCTCGCAATATTTTTATGTGCAACGGACTTCGAGTCGATTTTTTTCCACCCAAAAACTGGAGACCAGCGTGACCATTGCATCTGCGGAGGAAGTAGATACGGCGGGGATTTTGGCAAGGCTTTTGAATACGCAAAACACTGCCACCGATTCCACAGGAACCATAAACCAGTACTACAGCATTGCGGAAAAAATACTGGCAAATGAGTCGTTAAGCGTGAACGCAAACCAAAAAACGCTTTCTGAAAGTGTACACCTTTTGGAGTCGTCACGCGTCGTTCAGGATGCCACAATTCAGTATGTATTGGGACCGTATTCTATTTCTGGATTTGCGGATACGAAACGCCCTTTTTGTTTAGATGGTTCACCACTTGTATGAATACTCTTCTCCCTCCTGCTGGCATAAAAACCCTTGGAATGTACACCATTGTCGAGTGTGATGCGTCTTCATCCCTCGCCAAGAAAATGGTGGGACGAATAGAGATGCTTATTGCTGAGGGGCGAGAATTTCGAAAAGAATTGGAAAAATATCATGCAAAATTCGCCATACGGAAAGAGGTGGTAAAAAATATTGTTCCAGATGTTGGTTTTGCGAATATTGCGGAGTATTGCATCAATGCAAGTCCTGCTGGTTCTTTTAGTCCTAAAATAGCATACGGGGCAGTGGGAACGGGGTCTTCTGCTCCTGCTAGTGGGGACACACAATTGGGGACGGAAGTATATCGGGCGACAATTACTTCCCAGTCACGCGTGGGGAATGTGATCTATAACACTCTTTTTATTGGTCTTTCTTCTGCAAATGGGTACACCATTTCGGAATTTGGGCTTTTTAGTGGGAGTGCATCGGGGACAGCGAATAGCGGAACGATATTCTCTCGGATTTTGGTGTCCCCGACTTTTTCGAAAACTTCGGCAAAAACCATGACGATTGATACTTCCCACACTTTTAGTAATTAAGAAAAATGTCTTTTAGAACCAATTATGCGGCGGGAGAGCAATTGCCAGCGGTCGACCTGAACGACGCGCACAAAATGGTGATTGGGCTTGCGGTGTACGGGAAGAAAAATATTCTCGGAAGCGGAATGACCTTTACCGACGATGTGGGATTTTTGGCGGCGGCGAGTGGAACGACTCTTCTCGTTTTTAACACCACTGGAGGAAACCGAGAAAGCAGAAGTGTTACGACCGATTGGGCAAGTGCCACGGCGATGGGAGGAATATGCAAAATCGGAAGCTATGTGTATGTGCTTTTACGGGACGCATCGAATAACCACCGTGTGTACCGGTATTCTGCAACGAATATTGCAGGGGGTGGGACTTTGATGACGCATTCTTTTTTTGGGAATAGTACGACTTTTGGAATGGCGAGTGATGGAACAAAACTGTTTTTTAACAACGGGGCAGGATACCGTTTTGGAGATGCTACGACACAATTTACGATTACAAACCCCACGGGATCGACTTGGCGGTACACTTACACGGGAACAGGGACAGCACCGCTTTTTGTGACCAATGGAATGGCAACGGGACAAGTTTTGAATATTGCAGGATTTACGAATGCGAACAATAACGGAACAATAACGGTTTCCGCGGTGGCAGAGACTTATTTTGAGATTACCAATGCGGTGGGGAGTGAATTGGTAGTAGATGGTTCTTTCCCAACTGCTACGAACTGGACTTTTGAGGCAAATTGGACTTTTGATGGGACAAATTTTGAAGCAGACTCTACTGGCTCAAATTTTACGAAAGTATATTTAACGACATCTCCAACACAATCAAAAACTAGTCAATACAATACTTCTTTTGAAGTAAAAAATATTTCTATCGGAAATGTTCACTTCATTATAGGTACAACGCAGGGAACAAGTAGGAGCGCGAATGGAACATATACTGAAACATTAACAACTACAGGGAGTTCTATTTTTGTAGGGGCTGAAGGTGGGACTGCTTTTTATGGGTCCGTTGATAATATATCCGCAAAATACGCCGGAGGGTTTGCCGAATCAAACAAAACAGGGATTATTGTTTCTTACCCTGACCTTGTAGTAAAACAAGCGACTATATCCGGCACCACTCTTACGGCGGGGGCTATTATTACTTGTGGTACCACTGCGGGGTATTTTGATTATTTCGCCGTTGATACCTCCTCCATTTATGCGAAAGACAACACGACGCCTTATCTCCTGAGGAAATATAACCTTTCGGGAACAATCCAGAGCACGAGTTTATACGGGCTTGCAAATGAGGCTCTTTTGAACGCGAATGGATTGTTGATGATAACCGATGGTACGACTTTTTACCCCGCTTTGTAATGCAAGCAATACTCGACTACTCGGCACCCAGTGTTCCAATCGTTCTGACAAAAGGCGATAACGAAGCATTTGATTTGGAATTTACAGAAAGTGATGGGACTGCATCTAATTTGACGGGGTACACGCTTTCTTTTGTTATCTTAAAAAATGCTGATTATTCGATCCTCCTTACAAAGAACATGACGATTTCTTCCCCAACAACAGGAATAGCGACGCTTTTATTGAGCGATACTGATTGGACAGCCATTGGGAATAACGAATGCCGATACTATGTTCTTCAAACTGACCCTTCTGGCAATAAAACGACCCAAATGGGGGGAACGATTACTCTTAATATTCGCGGAAAATGACCCACATCGTCATAAAACGAACGGCGGTTCCCATTACGATTATGAACTACACAAAAAAGATTTCGTTTGCTAAAAAACTGAACCAGATTGTGCTGCAAAAGTTTTCCAATTTTGCACTGTGGGGACGCATTACTGGGCTTTTGTCGGAGCAAACGGATTTACAGAATGCGTTAAACCAGAAATCGGACACAACCCTTGCCATTGCCTTATCTGTTGCACTATGAAAGTAAAAATCTCAAACTACGGCTTCAATAAAACAGCAAAAACAGTATCTTTTTTGGATTATTCTTCCATATCTCTGGACGGAGTGTTGCTGATCACCAATGTGAACACGAACGCCATTATTTACAATTTTGCGGATCCTACGAAAGGGGGAACGGTTTTTGGCAATGTTCTCACCTTAGATTACGACACCTCTGCAATGAGTAACACTGACCCGCTTTTGATTTATTACGACGACGGAAAAAATGCTCCTACTGCGCAAGAAATAGGAACTGCGGTGGAAGACAACGGGGGATGGATTGCAAGGGCAATGCTGAGAATGTTGAAACCTTTGGGAATCGTTACAGCAGGAACAAATCGATTGAGTATTGATGTGAACTCTCTCCCCTCTCTTGCTACTAACACATTGGGAACTCTTAACACTCTTACCACTCTTACAACGCTTGCCACTATGACAAATCAGTCGAATATGGGGGGAGTAAATGCCTTTTCTCAAGTGAAAGGAATTTCAAGAACGGGATACAATAGTGGGATACGGTCAAACCTTATTTTTTCTTAATTTTTATGCCAGTTAGCAATACGAACAAACCAATGGTAGATCTTCCTTTTTGGGAATTATGTAACCAATCGCCCGTTGCGTCTACTGCAATTTCTTGTATGTGCTCAAGACAAGACGGATACAAAAGAGATTCATACTATTTGGTAGGGTCTGTTTTTTACAAATACGACCTCGTTGGAGATTGTTACCAGCAATTGGCTTCTCCGAATGTTGCCCCTACGGTTGGGGCTTCCATGATATACGCACAAAATCAAGGATACCACGGGAGCGTACTTTCTGCGGGGTCCAATTCTGTCGTGATTCCAGGATTGAAAGGAAAAGAGATGGTAGGGGCAAAAATTACTATTGAAGACGGAACGGGGGCAGGACAAGAAAGAATCCTTTCTGCTCCTGTAGAAACGGTAAATGATTTCGGGGTGATTACAGCAACGACTACAGCATCTCTTTCCGATTCCTTAAAGAAATGGAAATTCAATCAATGGAAAGGGTATTTGGCGGGAATTACTTTTGGAACGGACGCAACGCAATATAAAAAAGTGCTCTACAATGACCAAACGACGCTTTATTTCTCAGATGCGAATTTACAGCCACATGACCACTGGAACAACCAGCCTTTTATTGCCAATGCACCATACGCTTTGCCAGTCGTTACAGCTGGATTGCAAGCTCACTATAAAATCCTTTCTACCTCTTTCACGGTAGATTCTGCTTGGACAACTATTCCAGACTACACCTCCACTTTTAACACCGATACGGGAGGAATTTACCTTTTGTCGTCTCTTGCGGCTGCGCCTTTTTATTCTCTTCAGTATTACGATTGTTTGCATGACCAATGGCAGACCAAAACAACCCCGCAATCTCTTATTTTAGCGGCACTGGGAACAGATTTTTCTTTGGTAAATATCGGGAAATACGGAAGTGCTTTTATTACTTCCACAGCAACGGCAGGGTCTGCGCGAACTCTCACAGATACCGTTCAAACGATGACACCGAACCGATACGCAAACCATAGGATTCGTATCACCTCAGGGACAGGGAGAGGACAAAGTAGAAGAATTGTCTGCAATACTGCCACCGTTTTTATAGTAGAGAAGTCGTGGGATATTACTCCGGATGCAACCTCAATTTATGAAGTATGGGCAGATTATGACAAAATTTTTATGGGAGGGAACGCTGCCTCTGCAATTTATTCTTACTCAGAAAAAAATGATTTCTGGTCTCAGGGGGAAAATTATGATGACGGTATTACCTCCAACATTACCGTAAAAATTAATGGGTGGAAGCCTGTTGGTATCTCTACTGGAGTGAGAATAGCGGCAGGGGTTCAGTCTATTGCATCTTCTCCCACTGCTGGTGGATCAGGGTATGTGGTAGGAGATATTTTGACCTGTTCGGTTGGTGGTACTGGAGCGCAAGTGATAGTGACCTCCATTGATACCGCAGGAGCGGTGACAGGGCTTGAATTGGTACATTCTGGGACTGTTACTGGGTTTACTACGGGGACAGGGAAGGCGACAACGGGAGGAACGGGAACATTGTGTACAATCAATATTACAACCGTTGGACCAACGGCATTGATAACAACCGCCTCTTCTCACTGGTTCAAAAATGGAGACTCGATAACATTCGCAGGATGCTCAGAAGGAGCTTGGAATGCTCAACATACCATTATTGGTGTAAATTCTACTACTTCTTTTTCTGTTGCTATTACAGCAACGGCGAATATGGCAGCGAGCAACTCACAAAGTACCACCTTAATTGTAGATTCTTCAAAAAACTGGACTCCAAACGAGTTTGTCGGGAAATTGGTGCATTTGGAAGTTTCAGGGGTGAATCCTACATCCCAAATCCGATGGATTACGGCGAATACTGCAAACACTTTAACGGTGGCAACGATTGTGGCGGGAGTAAATGGAACATCAAAATATCAAATTTATGATGCGAAGGCTTTTGGATGTGAAGAAATTTATAAACAAGCCAACAAGGCAAGAAATGGGTTTGCTACGGGAGGAAGCCCTACAACTCTTGTGGATTCTACGAAAAACTGGGATGTGAACCAATGGGCGGGGTACAAAATGAGAATTGAGGCTGGTACGGGACTTGGTTCTGGAATAATTACAATCACCTCTAACACTTCCAACACTCTCAATTTTACGGCTCAAGGGTTCACTCCTGATGCTACTACTTTTTATGAGGTAGCAGATTCATGGGGGCTTATGACAGCGGGAACAATCGGAAGTATTACAGAGACAGGAACGAAGAACTGGAAAACGAACTATTTGGCAGGGAAAAGAGTGCGAGTAACGGGAGGAACTGCTTTGGGGCAAGAGGCTTCCATTACCTCAAACACGGGAACTGTACTCACCACAGGAGCGATAACAGCGCCTGATGCCACCTCTTCATATTCAATTCTTTCTATTCCAGTGAGAGGTGCCGGAATTGAATTGCTTTGGATTTTTGGAAATTCTGACGCCGCAACAAAAGGAAAATTTTTATTCTTTCCAAGAGGAGGAGGATCAAACACTTTCGATATTTTTGATTTGACAACTGTGACATGGGAACACGGGCGGCACTACTCCCCTCAACAAGAAGTATTCTCTACCGGTGCCATGTATGCGTACGACGGAGGAGACAAAATATATCTTCATGCCTCATCGGCAACGGTAGGAAGAATATTTGCTTTAGATTTCACAAACGACAGAATAGTCGGGGCATTTCAGGTGGATGATACCCATGGAGCGGTATTGATAGGGAACAGGATGATGGTGTGCCTTACTGCTGATTTGTTGAAATATCTGTATGTAATGCAGCACACAGGACAAAAACTTTGGCGCGCTCTTATTTTTTAACCCCCCACGAAATGACCATTGAAGAAGTGAAGGAAATCATTGAAAAAAAAATACAAGATCTTGAAACCAGAAAATTGATGGCTTTTAAAGCTGGAGACTTGGAGGAATATGACCGACTGTCTACAGAATTGCAGGACACAAAAAAAACTTTAGAATTTTTTGGAAAATAATATGAAATTCAAATTCCCCTCTATGTCGCATATTGTTTTTCTGCTGATGGCAGTAACGGTTTGCGCATCATTTCTCATCGGAAAACTCTCGGAAAACAATTTTATGTTGCTTTCCAGTATGGTTTTTGGCGCGTTTTATGCGTATTCAAAAGGGAAGACAGCAGGAGATGGAACCTTACCCACTGCGCCCCCCATACAAGAAGGGACAACCGAACTTTTACCACCGCAAGAATGAGTGATGCGAGAATCGAAATGATTGAACGGCAAATCAATGTACTTTCTGACAAATTCTCTGACTTACAGAAAGATTGGAATCGCAACCAAATAAATTTTTCATCTTTCGAGAGCAAAATTTTGTCGGAAATGAAAAACTTGGTTGATACATTGAATAAAAGAGGGGATGACCATGATGATATTGTGAGATTACAAGAGCAGAACAAAGCGAAGGATTTGGAACTGAAAGAAATAAAAACTGAGCTCAGTATTGTGAAGACAATAACAATGGGGTCCTCGGTAAAGATTGCCACTGTAGCCGCGCTTGTCTCCGTAATTATGGCGTTTATTTTGAAAACTCTTTAGCAAATTTTTATGACTCTTAAAGAATTTTATTCAAAACCATATAAGGAAAGAATCCAAATACAAATGGAACACTTGAAAGATGAAAGACTTATAGAACGATTTGGGAAATTTATGCCTATTGTAAAAATTTACTACCTCATAAAATACCTTTTTCATTTTCTTTTAAAATAATTTTTAATCCCTTTTTTATGCTTCTCTCTCCCGTAAAATCACCGGCAAAAGTTTCTCAGGTTTTTGGAATGACAGATTATGCCAAAACTGGGGCGTACGGATACGACAACGGAAAAGCCCGACCGCATAACGGAATTGATTTTGGTATTCCTGCGGGGACTCCAGTATACGCCGTTTTTGATGGAGTCGTACAAACGAAAGACGACGGGAAGAGCGGATACGGCTTGCATATCAAGCTCCGTTCCGAAACAAAGGCTCTGGAGAGCGTGTATGGACATCTCTCAAAACTCGCCGTGACCGATGGGCAGAAAGTGAACATTGGGGATGTTATTGGGTACTCTGGAAGCACGGGAATGAGTACTGGTCCGCACTTGCACTGGGGAGTACGACGCCTAGTACGAAGTACTACCGACCTTTTTTCGTGGGGCGTTGAGAATTACAACACGAGTGACTATGGGTACTTTGACCAATCCAAGGCGACGATAGTGTGGAGTGGAGTGTTGGGGTAATGGAGAATTTTACCCCCCTACCCCCCTTACAAGGGGGGAGATGGAACATGGGGCGCAATGACGGAACACAACAAAAAAACCCCGTCCATTGTGGCGGGGTTTTGTTTTGGCAAAGTGCTGTTTGCAGGTACTTTGCCACCGGTTTGCCGACGGTTTGCGGGCTTGTTTAAGCGGTTTGCCCGTCTCGTAGAATTTGGAAATCTAACTCGTTGAGGAGGGGGAGTATGTCATTTATTCGGTCTTTTGTTTTGAGAAGTCTGTTAGAAGATCCGCGAGTGAGTGCGCCTTTGTTTTCCAAATTGCTGATGATTTTCTCCGCAATTTCCCGGGAAACTTTGAAGCGGTTAACGATGGTGTCTCGGTTGTTTTTGTCGAGGACATAGAATTTTGCGAAGTCGATTTTGGGAATCCCGAAGAAAGTATCCCCGTGTTCTATTTCTGCTTTTCTCTCCAAAATTCTATCTTTGATTTTTTCCCAATTCTTAAAAAATAAATAGTAGGCAAAAAATTGGGGGATAAAATAGTTCCATTGAGAGAGGAATTTTATAGTGGACATGAACACCGTTTGAGGCTCCTGAAAAAGAAGGATGAAGTAGAGTGCCGCAGAAATGTATGCCACCTCTTTGCCGATGGTGTATATTTTTTTGAGGGATTCCATAGTGGGAAAGAGTTATGCGATGGCTTTGAGTTCGTGGAAGAGGTCCTCTTCGTGTTGGCTTGCCACTTTATGGTGTACAAGCTTTTCGAGTGATTCGAACGAGAGGAAAAATCCGCCGATGAAGTAG